CAAGGTTGTCCTTCATTAGGGGGTTCAAATATAGATTTTATTATAATAACATAGGGCAGCATCCATTACGTTTCTCTTTAATTGACAACGGGAGACACAATGGAGGTACGGAATATACCACCGGTGTAACAACTAATGCTGACCCTTTCTATATTGAAGTTGAGGTTACCGATGCTACTGCTGCAACACTCTATTATTACTGCGACCATCACGTTGGGATGGGTAATGCTATAACAGTGTATTCGGATTTTCTACATGGTCAATCTAGTATTGGTCTCATTAACGTAGATACAACTGCACTTGCCACAACCGGGTCAAACAACTTTACAAATATTCAAAGAACAAGTGGGTCCTTAGTGGTAACCGGTTCCGTTGATATCACAGGTTCAATTACATTGAATGGTCAAGCAATTGGAACAGGAAAATTGGATGAAACAACATTTCAATCATATACAAGTTCAAACGATTCAACCAACTCAACACAAAATAGTCGGTTAACATCAATCGAGTCTGCAACGAGTAGTTTGAATTCATTTACTAGTTCCATCGATAATACAATTAAAAATAAACTTAATACGGAATCTGTTATAACTGGAAGTGTTCAAGTTATAATAACAGGAACAACAGGGTATTCAACATTCAGTTCAAGTATATCTACAAGTATATCTACAAGTATATCTACAAGTATAGGTTTATTATCGGGTTCTGTTGCAACTACAACAAGTGGTTTATCTTCTAGCATCGGTTCTTTAAGTTCTAGTATTGCAACTACAACATCCGATTTAAGTTCAAGTGTTAATTCTTTGAGTTCAAGTGTTGCAACAACAACATTAGGCACAAAAAATCGAGTTGATTCAATTGAAACGAGTACTGGTTCATTGAATTCATTTACTAGTTCTATTAATACTACAATTAAAACAAAATTAGATAGTGAATCGGTTATTTCTGGTTCAATACAAGTTAATATAACTGGAACAACTGGTTATAATACATTTAGTTCTTCAGTTGCAACCACAACAAGTGGATTATCATCTAGTATTGGTTCTTTAAGTTCTTCAGTCGCAACAACAACATCGGGACTAAGTTCTAGCATCGGAAGTTTAAGTTCTAGTGTTGCAACAACAACATCAGGACTAAGTTCTAGTATAGGAAGTTTATCTTCTTCAGTTGCAACAACGACATTAGGATTAAGTTCCTCTTTATCTAGTTCAATCGGAAGTCTATCTTCGTCAGTTGCTACTACAACATCCGATTTAAAAAATCGAGTTGATTCAATTGAAACGAGTACTGGTTCATTGAATTCATTTACTAGTTCTATTAGTACAACGATAAAAGACAAGATGAACTCTGAAAGTGTTCTATCTGGTTCTATACAAGTTAATCTAACAGGAACAACTGGTTACAGTACATTTAGTTCTTCAATTGCAACAACAACTAGTGGATTAAGTTCCAGTGTTGCGTTAACAACTTCTGAAATAACAAGTACAGTAACAAGTTTAAGTTCTAGCGTTGCAACCACAACATCAGGATTAAGTTCGTCCATAGGAAGTTTGTCTTCTTCAGTTGCAACAACAACATTGGGTACGAAAAATCGGGTAGATTCAATTGAAACAAAAACAGGTAGTTATGCAACTACTGGGTCAAATATATTTCAAGGTAGTCAAACTATTACGGGATCGTTATATGTTTCCCAAGATTTAATTGTTGCCGGTTCATCATCAATACAACATATCAGTTCATCTATTGTTAATATTTCCGATAATATTATTACGGTCAATGCGTTAAACCCATCCGTTAGATTTGGTGGGTTAGCGGTTATTGATAGTGGTTCGTCTCCACAAGTATCGGGATCGATATTATTTGATTCCATAAATAACCAATGGTTATTTGTACACCAAAATCAGGCATCGGTAACATCGTCGGTTTTATTAATGGGTCCTGAAACATATGATAATTTAGGTAATGAATCATACATAACACAAAATAGACTTGTTAAGAGTACAGGAATTGAACATTTATCTGATAGTAATATAACAGATACAGGTACATTAGTTTCTATAAATTCAAATACAGAAATAACAGGTACATTAAATGTCACAGGAAATATTATTAATCCTAATATAACCGCAATTCAATCATCAACTGGAAGTTTAAATACTTTCACATCATCATTATTAAGTGCAATAGAATTAACAGGTTCTAACTTAACCGTTAGAGGTAACTTATTGGTTAAAGGGACAACAACAAACGTTAATACATCAACATTAGATGTTGATAACAATTTAATTAATCTTAATGGAGCTGGAGCGGCCAATGCTGGTCTAAGAATAAAAGATACCACCGGTGTAAGCCAACTTTCAGGTTCATTATTATGGGATGGAACAAATGATTATTGGATAGCAGGTCAATTAGGTTCAGAACAAAGATTAGTTAGAGAAACAGAATTTAATAATGCTGTCACAAGAATAGGTAATGTTGAATCAAGTACTGGTTCATTGAATTCATTTACTTCATCTATTAACACAACCATTAAATCAAAATTAAATAGTGATGGTGTTTTAAGTGGTTCCGTTCAAGTAAACCACAACGCAACAACAAATTATGTTGCAAATCAACACATAGACCACACAACCGTTTCAATTACTGCGGGTAGTGGTTTAACTGGTGGTGGAGATATATCATCTACACGGACAATTAATGTGGGTGCTGGTAATGGTATAACAGTAAACGCAGATGATATTGCAATTGATACATCATCAGCAACATTTACAACGGGTGTTAAATCAAAATTAAATGCTGATGGTGTTGTCAGTGGTTCATCACAAATAGACGGATCACAATTAGGACTTAATAAAACAATTACAATTGGTTCCACATCAACAACGTTGGGTGGAACGTCAACATCACTTGTTGGATTAGTATCTGTAACATCAACAGCATTTACGGGTTCATTACAAGGAAATGCAACTAATATAACCGCAACATCAAATACAAGTTTAACATCACTATCAAATCTTAATACGATTGGAACAATTACAGGCGGTACTTGGAATGGTACTGCAATTGGAGACGCATATATCAGTTCGGCGACAAACTGGAACACAGCATACAACAAAAGAATATCAACATTAGGATTCACAAGTTCAACTGTAACAATCACATTAGCAGATGCCACAACGGTTACTGCATCAGTACCAACTTTTAATCAAAACACAACTGGAACTGCTGCCAATATAACGGCAAGTTCAAATACAAGTTTAACATCGTTAGCTAACTTAGCAACTGTAGGTACAATTACAACGGGTGTATGGAATGGAACGGCAATTGCAAATGCATATTTAGCAAACTCATCATTTAATATTGGTACAACGTCAATATCACTTGGTAGAGCATCTGCATCGCAAACCTTAACAGGAGTTTCAATTGATGGTAACGCAACAAGTGAGACATTATCTACCGTTACCACTAGGGGGGCTTCTACAAGTAATGCAATAACAATTAACTTTTCAACAGGTGGATTAAATTTAAATAGACCCTCAACATCAAATTATGTTGGTATATACTACCAAACAGGCGCATCTTCCAGATGGTTTATTGGATTAAGAGAAAATTTAACATCAAACAATTATATATGTTATAGTGAATCACTTGGTGCTGATGTGTTGACACTAAACCAAACGACAGGTGTTGCAACATTTGCTTATAATATGACCGCCGCGAACTTTAGCGGAACACATAGTGGTACATCTTCAGGAACAAATACTGGTGATGAAACTTTAGCGAGAGTAAATGCGTTAGCGATAACCACAGTCGGTACAATCACAAGTGGTACATGGAACGGTACCACAATTGCAATTGCTAATGGCGGAACGGGAGCAACAACCGCAGCAACAGCAAGAACAAATTTAGGGTTGGCAATTGGTACTGATGTTTTAGCATATAGAACATTTGGTACAGCGGCAAATAGTGCAACGGGTGATTTTGCACCTGCGGCTGGTAGCACTTCTGTAACAACATTAGGTACCATCTCAACAGGTACATGGAACGGTAGTTCAATTTCAACAACATACACCGCAGCAAAAGTAACGGCAGTTAATCAGGGAACGGGTGTAAGTGTTGATACCACAACAGGTTCGGTAACAGTTTCAATTGGGCAAGCCGTGGCAACATCATCAAATGTAACATTTGCTAGAGTAACAACACCCAGAATTGCATTTGAACGGAATGCAAATACCGCACATGGTCTAAGTTGGTATAGTTTTGGTACATACACGGCTTGGTGTGACTATATGGCTAATGGTGGAGCAACAAGTACGGGACCAACAGGTAATATAACAGCATCAACGGGAACATATGTAACATCATGGGCTCGTCGTTTCTTTGTTGAAGATGCAAATACGTATGGTTGGATATTCGAAAAAGGAGGTACCACAAGTACATCACCAACCGTTGTGGCGGAATTACGTTCATCAGATGGTTTATTTAGTACCGCTGGTGCAATATACTCTGCAGGTAGTTTAGTAAAAACTTCAGCTAACTCATCATATTCAACAACATTCAGTAGTGTATCATCAGTAACAGTTACACATAGTTTAGGAACAAAAGACGTGGCAGTATTTGTTTATGACAGTTCAGATAATATGTTCTGGCCATCATCAATCGTTACAACAAGTACAAGTGTTGTTACAATAACTTTTGCATCTTCTAGGTCAGGTAGGGTTGTAGTTGTAAGATAAAATACGTATATTATAGAATATGTTAAGAGAGAATGTTGAAGTAAGTGGTTCATTAAATGTAAGTGGACAATATATCATACCTAGAGGACCGAGGGCGAATAGACCATCTAGTCCTGATATTGGGTCATTATATTTGGAAGAATCTACTAGTGGTAGTTTTGTGGTTACATATACGGCATCGTCGAATTATGATGGTGGTTGGGAACCAGTTGGTTCACAAAATACAGATAGAACAGGATTCAAGTATAGACAGGTTATTAATTACTCATACTTAGCTGGTGGTTATAAATCCGCATCACCATGGAAGAATGTTCATAGAACAACAAATTCAACAGACCAAACGGTTCACCTAGGTGAACTATTAGATTACCCAGCATCATATACATCTGGTGCTTGCAGTAAAAGTATTTTATTTCTATGGTCAACAAACACAGATGGTACATTTAAAGGAGATAGTACTATTCATTCAACATGGACTAGTGGTGTACACATGGTTAATGAAACCGCATATGCTCACCAATCAAAATGGGATTTAGCAAATGCAAGAGATGACTGCGGTACTTTACATCAAGAAACAGAGTTTGCGTGGATATTCGGTGCTGGTGTGGCTGCTGTTGAGAAATTTAATTTAACAAATGAAACGATGTATAGTGTGTACTATGGTGGACCGTACACTTTAACTGCAATGGAAACATCAATTACAGGTAGTGGTCCTTCTGGTGCATCAGGATTTTCAGATGAGAATTATGGTTATGGATGGACACAACAAAGTGGCACAAAACTATTCTTCGCAAATGATACATTCACAAATAATCAACAGTGGGGTGCGAGCGGTCAACAAAAAGGTATTAGTTCAAAGGTGGGTAAAGGTTATGCGGGAAATGAAGGAACATATAACGGAGGTTATAATTTAAGAAGATGGAATGTTTTTACTGAAACTAATTTAGGTAACGTTTCAAAACCGCACCCTAACTGCGGAGAAGAAAATTTTACATTGGGACAAGATCATCAATATATGTTAGGTTGTTATGACGGTGCACAGGTAAATACTAGTTGGAAATTTGTTTATGCTACCGATAGTGGGACTGTTAATCCGTCTGGTCTACCACCAGGAGTAAATGATGGAACATCATCTGGACATTGTGGATGGAGAACATAAAAATTATATTTATAAGATATGCTACACGAAAATATTGAAATTAGTGGGTCCTTAAAAGCACAAGGTGTAATAAAATCACCAGTTGGGTCACGGGCAAATAGACCAGGTAGTCCACAAACAGGTTCTTTATATTTAGAACAAGCCACTAGTGGTAGTTTTTTAATGGTTTATGTTGGTGTTAGTAACAATGATAGTGGTTGGGTTAGAGTATCGTCACAAGTAAATGCTAATGTTGGATTTAAATTCAGACAGATAATAAGCACATCTTTTCTTGCGGGTGGATACAAAGATTCCTCCCCTTGGAAAAATGTTCACAAAACAATTAACTCTACTGATCAGACAACTCACATTGGAGAATTATTAGATTACCCAGCATCATATACATCAGGGGCTTGTAGCAGATATATCTTTTTTGTTTGGTCTGTTAATACAGATAACGCATTTAAAGGGCCTAGTAGTGTAGATAGTGTTAGAACTTCAGCAATTAACATGGCTAATGATACAAAATATACACATCAAACCAAGTTTAATATTACCACTGCTAGAAGTGATTTAGGAACCATGCATAAAGAGACAGAAGTGGCATATATGTTTACTGGTGGTAGTGCTACCGTCGAAAGATTTGATTTAAGCACGGAAACAATATCAACTGGTTTTCATTTATCAACAATCGATGGTGGCGATGGAGGTTCTGCATTTTCTGATGAAAACTTTGGATATGGTTGGACATCTTCGGCAGGTATTAAAATGAGTTTTGCAACAGAAACAATTGCATCTTCTACACAATGGGGTGCACACTCACAACAAAAAGGAATTAGTTCAAAAGTTGGAAAAGGTTACGCTGGAAATGAAGGTTCTTATAATGGTGGATACAACCTTAGACGATGGAGCAACGCCAATGATACTAACATTGGTAACGTTTCAAAACCGCACCCTAACTGCGGAGAAGAAAATTTCACATTGGGTCAAGACCATCAATATATGTTAGGTAATTATGATGGAGCACAAAATAATACAAGTTGGAAATTTAGCTACACAACAGACACAGGAACAACTAGTGTAAGTGGATTAAACCCCGGTGTAAACGCTGGAACATCATCTGGACATTGTGGATGGAGAGCATAAAAATAATTAAATTATGATATACGAAAATTTAGAAGTTAGTGGTAGTTTAACATCAGATAGGGTGGTTAATAGACCACCTAGAGGTGTTAGAGCAAGCAGACCTGGTTCACCATTATCTGGTTCTTTATATTTGGAAGAATCCACTAGTGGTAGTTTCTTAATGTTATATACTGGAGTATCAAATATTGATAACGGATGGGAGAGAATTGCGGCACAAGAAACCATTCCAATAGCATTTAAATATAGACAAGTTTTATCATATACCTATTTGGCTGGTGGATATAAAGATTCATCACCTTGGAGAAACGTTCATAAAACAACCAACTCAACAAGTCAAACAACTCACGTTGGTGAATTATTAGATTATCCAGTATCTTATACATCGGGAGCATGTAATAAAACAATATTGTTTATTTGGTCAGTAAATGACGATGGAGCATGGAAAGGGCCGGATAGTATTCATGGAACTCGGACATCGGCAATCAATATGTTTAATGATACAAACTATGCTCATCAAGCTAAATTTAACACAGGTATTGCTAGAAGTGACGTTGCAACTATGCAAAAAGAAACGGAGTTTGCCTATTTAATTTCGGGTGGATCAACAACAATTGAAAAATTTAACCTATCTAACGAAAGTTATGTAAGTGGATTTGGTGTAACGTCAATAAGCGGTAACGATGGTGCCGGTGCATTTTATGATGAAAGTTTTGGATATGCGTGGACAACATCTGCGGGTATAAAATTTAATTTTTCAAATGAAACACCAAGTTCCTCAACACAATGGGGCGCACACGCACAACAAAAAGGTGTACCATCTAAAGTCGGTAAGGGATATTGCGGTAACGAGGGATCATATAATGGTGGTTATAACCTAAGAAGGTGGAGTAACTCCACAGATACGAATCTTGGTAACGTAGCTAAACCACACCAAAACTGTGGAGAAGAAAACTTAGCATTAGGACAAGATTGGCAGTATATGTTAGGTAATTACGATGGAACGGGTCAAAATAACACTAGTTGGCAATTAATATATGCAACCGACACTGGATCAAATGCGGTTACCGGATTAGCTCCAGTGGTAAATGCCGGAACATCATCCGGACATTGTGGTTGGAGATAACATTTGACTTTATGAATATTTTTCACTATATTGTATAAAAACAATTAATTATGGAACAAGGTTACAAATACGACAGGTCTAATTTTATCAATAACCCATTTGATGAAAAACTAATGCAAATATCTGAAAGCATGTCATTTGCATTACCGAAATATAAGGCATATAATTTCGTTGGGGGTGCACAAATAACTCCATATGCGAGATTAAAACAATGGTTATTGGAATTAAGAGGTAGAGAAGATGCTGTTGAACATTTGGAATATACAGTAAGAAAGGCCGAACTTGAAATTCAAATGGACGAAGAAAGTAAAGAATTTATTACCGACACCAAAAGAAAAGAAATGGTTGATTTAACCATTGCAGATAAACGTATTGATTTAAGAAAATTTAATAGAAATCTTAAAGATGCGTATAGAGAAAGACAGGGGTTTATTGATTTAATTAAGGAATATTTGGAATCAGATGATGCCACCTTACCCGATGGTACCAAATTAATTGATGTTTTTGGTAATCCAGAATTGGAAGAAAAATATGAGCACGAATATTGGACTGTTCGTATGGCTAAACAAGCAATGTTGGATATGATTTCATATGGTAGAATTGGTACAGGTAACTTAGATTCAATTCTTATGATGGACCCTGAACAACAAAAACAAGTTTTAACTTTGGCTTCAGCATACACGATTTCTATTGATAAAAATATAAATCAATTAATGTCACAAGCTACAACAGATAATTTCTCAATTGAAGAGTCGTTAAAGAATCAATTGAAATTAACAGAACCAAATAAAATAGAAACAGAAAAATTATTATAATGACACATATTCTTTTTAAAGTACAAGGTAATGTTCCAGGTTATATACATGTAGTTGGAATGTATTTAAATTACAATTATGGTAGAATAGCTGATGAGTATAACGACATGAGAGTTGAATTGAATAAACTTGGTGCAATAGTTATACCAGAAGAGGTTGCTAAAGGATTTGTTTTTGCTGACATATATAAAGATTATATTAGTGTTAGAACAAATTCAAATATCATGGATGAAATTCCACAGTTGGCAGAATCCAGTGAAACAGAAGCGGAAAAAGTAAAACATTTTCTTACTGACGAAGACAAAGCGGCCGGCGTCGCGTTTAATAAAGCGGCAATGAAAAAAGTTGTTGCTGATAGATTTTCTGAAAGATATAAAGAATTAATGGTTGACGCTTCTATTTTAGAAAAAGATACTTGGGAAGAACAAAAAAGAGAAGCGTTT